GGCGATGGAAACCGTCCCTGACCTTACGAGTCTTGTCGAGACCATCAACGTTGTCGGGTACGACTATCAACGAGACGATGAAGCCACTACATGGGGTTCCGCCGATCTCCAATATTCCCTGACTTATATTATGTGAGGACTATATGCCAACTCCAACACCTACCACGCCGACGAAAGGTGCCGGGACTACTTTTTGGATTTATACCGGAACTGGTGATCCCTACGATGACCCGTTAAGTGATGTCGGCTGGACACGAACGGCAAAGGTTAAGGAATTAACACCTGGGGAACTGACTGCAGAGTCATATGATGATTCCTATATTGATGATGATGCGCCTGACTGGGATTCAACAGCTCAGGGTGTTAAGTCAGCCGGTCAAACCAGCGTAACACTAGCCTGGAAACCTGGTGAGTCTGGCCAGAAGGATCTGGTTGACTGGTTTATGAGTGGTGATGAAAAATCTTACAAAATTAAATATCCAAATGGGGCAGTTGATGTTTTCACCGGCTGGATAAATAGTTTAGGTAAGACTATTTCACGAAACGAAGTGATTACCCGTAGTGCACAAATTACCAATAAAGGCAAACCGTCGCTGGCTGAAGATAACGCCTCCACTACCGTGTAAATTATTTTCACCGTCGGCGCTTCGGCGCCGCTCAGGAGTATTTCTATGAGCAAGCTTAAAAAGGATGTTCTCACTGCTGGTGAGGACAGGGTAACACTTTACGAATTATCAGCGCTAAATCGCATTGAATATCTGGAGTATGTTTTTGATGCGAAAAATACTCTCCCTGCTGAGGGTGCATCGCAAGATGAAACAGTAAAAGCGGTTACTTTGTTGGCCATTCGTGATTATGCCATGCTTGTGGCGCTTTCGCTGTCCCAGGCTTCTGATGAAAATCGCGATATCCCGGAACTGATGAACGAAGTTCTGAGTGAGTATGGTACCGATGCTCTGACGCGTGCGGCGACGATGGTGCGGGAATTGTCAGGAATGGCTGTAACGGAACGTAGCGATCCAGAAGAAGGTATGGAGCCGCTTTCTCTGGAAAAGTCCTGACCAGTGCACGACGATTTGCCATGAAACTGGCCAGGGAATTTGGTCGCCCTGACTGGCGTGCCATGCTTGCAGAAATGTCCTCGCGTGAATGGCTGGAATGGGGGGAGTTTTATCAGGAACACCATTTTATGGATGAACTGATTGACAGCCATTTTGCCAGCCTGAGTCACCTCGCCGTTTGCCTGTTCACCGATCCCAGTAAACATAACCTTTCCGTCGCCGACTTCAGCCTGTTGGGCATGTTGGCAGACGTCAGCGATGAATTATCTGATGAACAGTTAATGTCAATTGCTGAAAGCATACCCGGAGGAGTCCGCTATGTCCCAGCCAGTGGGTGATCTGGTCGTAAAAATTGATGGCGACAGCGCGAAATTTGATGAAGAAGTCACACGCCTGAACCGTCAGCTGGCTGGCGTTGGCAAAAATGCAAATACCAGCAGTGAACAGGTAACAAAAGCATTTGCGCGTGAAGAACTGGCAGCGAAGCGTGCTGGCATATCTGTGGGGCAATATCGTGCAGCAATGAGAACACTGCCTGCGCAGTTTACGGATATTGCCACACAGTTGGCTGGTGGTCAGAGCCCATGGCTGATTCTGCTACAGCAGGGAGGGCAAATTAAGGATTCCTTTGGCGGGCTGAGACCCACATTCAGCGCTCTCATGGGGTCTCTTAATCCGGTAACACTTGGCATTACCGCGCTTGGAGCGACAGTTGGTGCACTGGGATATGCATTTTATACCGGACAGTCAACGCTTTCTGATTACACAAAAACACTGGAGTTAACGGGGAATAAGGCAGGACAGACAGCGAATAATCTGCTGTTTGTTACGGAGCAACTGGAAGACTCTGGTAGTTCATTTACCAAAGCAAAGGCTGCCGTCATCGCTCTGGCCAGTGCCGGGGCAGACCTGGGGGAAAATTACCAGGCCATTGCCTCTGATATTGCGCGGCTTTCTGATGTGGCAGGGGTAGAAGTCAACAAACTGGCTGAAATTTTCGGGAAAATAACATCTGATCCCGAAGCCGGGCTTAAGGCCATGTCAGAACAGTACGGGCATGTGACTGCCGCCCAGCTTGATTATGTCCATTCCCTGCAGGAAGCCGGAAAATATACTGAGGCCCTGAATTATGCCAATACGTTGGCCGCGAGCGGCTTTAAGGATATGGCCGATAATATCCAGCAGAATATGGGCTTTCTGGAACGGGCTGCAAATGCCGTAGGCGATGCATTTTCGTGGATGTGGAATAAGCTTCTTGATCTTGGGAAACAGGATTCTCTTCAGAAGCAACTTGCTGATGCAACTGACCAGTTATATGAACTGGACAAAGCTCTGCGCGGCAATGTACAGGGCCAGCAGCGTATAGGCCTGGAGAGAGCTGCAGACCAGGCCCGTAAAGCGGTTAATTCTATCACCGATCAACTTCATGCCGAACAACGGAAATCAGAGGAGAAAGAGCGTCAGGCTGCCCTGGAACGCAGCTCCCTGGCTAATCAAAAACATTTTCAAAGTATTGCTGATGCAGGGCTGACGAAAGAACAGCAGCGCACACAGGAATACCAGCGACTTAATCGCTACATTGAAGAGCGTAAAAATCTAAATCAGGCGCTGAGTGCTGAAGAGATTGCTCAGTATAAAAAAGGAATCGAAGAAAAATATAAAGACCCGAAAAAGCCAAAACAGAAAGGCGTAACTGTATCCGCAGGCGACAGAACTTCCGACCAGACCAGCGCCGAAACCCTGCAATTGATGACCCAGTTGAAAGTACTTCAGCAGCATAAAGGTCTAAACGATACTATCAGCGAGGAGCGGAAAAAACTCTGGTCTTTGCAGGCAAAATTCACCGTTATTGAAGAGGCGGCACAAACCCGCGCTCTCAGCAAAGAGGAGCAGTCTTTACTTGCCAGTAAAGAGAAGGTTCTTACCCAGGCGGAGGTTAATGCGAAACTGGGCGATCAGATCGCCGCTCAGGAACGCCTCAATAAACTTCTGGACAACTCGCTAAAGTACACCACGCAAATGCGCGAAAAAACTGCCGCCTTGACGGACAGCAATGGTCTTGGAAGTAAAGAAGCACAGCGAAATCTGGAAAGAGCGCAACTCCGCCAGGGATGGAAAAATCAGGGAGGAAATCTGAGTGATAAGGGCTATCAGGATGAAATATCTGCCCTGGAAAGCTATTATTCCGCGCAGGACAAATTACGTTCTGACTGGCAGGCTGGGACAATGACGGGCCTTGCCAATTTTGCTGATGAAGCTTCTGATCTCAATCAACTGACAGCTAACGCAGTCAGCGAAATAATGAATAGCGCAACAAGTTCTATTTCTTCAAATCTGACCAGTGTACTCACAGGGGCTACATCATTCAAAGATGGTCTTTCCGATATATTTTCCTCTATCGGTCAAACCGTAATACAGACGCTCATTCAGATGGCCACGCAGGCGTTAATAACAAAGGCAATTCTTTCCTCGGTTGGTGGCGCATCTGGGGGAGGGTTGTTTGGATCATTATTTAGTGGATTGTCGTTTAACGCGAAGGGTGGGGTTTATGATTCACCATCGCTAAGCGCTTACAGTAATGGGGTTTATTCTTCCCCGCAACTTTTTGCTTTTGCTAAAGGTGCTGGGATTTTTGCTGAAGCTGGCCCGGAAGCGATTATGCCTTTAGCCAGGACTGCTGGCGGTGCTCTTGGTGTTCGGGCAATTGGGCCATCTGGGAAAGTACAGTCAGCCGTCGACAGTGCTCGAGAAAGGGCAAATGCTGCTGGCAGTAATAATAAATTTGAATTTATCAACCATTTTAACACAAAACCTGATGATGCGATGTTGGCTGCTTTTGATAAGCGGCAGAGAGAGTCTGAAAAGCGTCTTGTGAAATATCTGACCTCTCAGGTTATGGAGCCGACAGAAGAATATGGGCGCGCGATAAGGTCAGTATATCCGGGACGGAGAATGAAATAATGGCAGATATTTATTACCCACATGATTATCTTCCTGTTCCCCTTTATGATGGTTATGGGTTTAAACCTGTATCACCGTTATTAAGAACTGAAATGCTAACGGGAAGAGCACGACAACGACGTAGGTATTTGTCAACACCAACACAAAGTAGCGTTAAGTGGCTATTTAAAAGTGATGGTCAGGCTCAGCTATTTGAAGCTTGGTTCCGCGAGACTATCACCGACGGTACTTCTTGGTTTTATATGGTACTCAAAACTCCAATGGGTATTGAGCCTTATAAGTGCCGTTTCGTCGATATTTATGAAGGTCCGACCCCGGTAAAACCGGGAAAGTGGATGTTTACTGCCACTTTGGAATTATGGGAAAGGCCCGTGTTACCACCTGGATGGGTCGATTTCCCTGACTTCATTGTGAACAGCGATATTCTTGATCTTGCAGTTAACAGGGAGTGGCCAAAGGCTTGATTAAAACCGTTTCACCTTCATAATAACCTGTGTCGATTTGTGGGAAAGTCCTTCATGCCGCTCCGTAGCCGGAGCGTGAAATAAAGTGAGGAATAGCGATCCTGCCGGTGAGGGTACACCCACATTCGACACCAATTTTTAAGGCCACCTTCGGGTGGCCTTTTTTATTGGGTAAAAATCATGACAAGACTTAACAGGCTCTATGCCAGCAGCGGGCCGGAGGTGATCATTGAAACGCTGCAGATCACCGTTGGCTCAGATGTTCACTACCTGTGCCAGGGGTATGAGGATATTACGGCGACGACAGAGAGCGGCAATACCGTAACGTTTACCGCCTGCGCGATTGACATTGCGCTGCCGGCGCGCAACGCGGACGGTACGCAAGATTTGAAATTCGCCCTGTGTAATGTCGATGGTGTTGTGTCCACGACGATCCGCAATGCCCTGGCTAACAGGTTGTCTGCATCGCTGACATACCGCAGTTTTATCTCCACGGATTTAGCCGCGCCTGCGGCGGTACCGTATACGCTGAAAATCAAGTCGGGTTACTGGACGGCAACAGAGGTTCAGATCACTGCGGGCTATATGAATGTCCTCGATATGGCCTGGCCGCGTTACCGCTACACGCTCCCTGTCTTCCCCGGACTACGTTATATCAGCTAAGGAATCCATCATGTTTAACCCTGATAAATACCTTTCAGTCACCTGGCTGAAGGGCGGGCGCTCATGGCCGGATCTCGACTGCTTTGGCATTGTGAACGAGATACGCCGCGATTTGGGCTTGCCTCTCTGGCCTGATTTTGCCGGGGTCACGAAAGACGACGGCGGCCTCGACCGGGAGGCGCGTCAAATGATGCTTACCCTGGAGCGCTGCGACCCCTGCGAAGGGGCTGGCGTAGCTTGCTATTCCGGCTCAGCCGTCACCCATGTGGGGATTGTCGTCAGTATTGATGGCCTGCTGCATGTGGCGGAATGCAATCCAGGCTCTAACGTAACGTTTCTTCCGTTAGCGCGGTTTAAGCGGCGATTTGTCAAAGTGGAGTTCTGGCAATGACCATTCGTTTTTACCCGTCCCGGCTTCCCGGTGAACCTCTCGAAACGCATGAGCATGGCGTAACCAGCCTTCGAAACTGGCTGGCGGTGAATGTTGAAGGTTACGAGGATCGGGATGTACCGCCGTTAACCATTGAGGTTGACGGTCTGTCCATTCCGCCAGGCGAGTGGGCTACTTGCGTGATCCACCCTGAAAGTGATGTCCGGCTTTATCCTGTGCCCTTCGGGCTGGAGGCCGCCACCATCGCGTGGATAGGTGTCGGCATCTCCGTTGCTGCAGCAGCTTATTCGCTGTTTATGATGAGCAGTATCGATACGGGGGGCTATACATCATCCACAGGGCGCAGTCTCGACCTGAACCCGGCGCGGGCCAACACCGCAAAACTCGGTGATGCCATTCGTGAAGTGTTTGGCCGGGTGCGTATCTACCCAGATTATGTGGTCCAGCCTGTGACCCGGTTCGACGTTGCTGATCCTACGAAAATGCGCGTCCAGATGCTGCTGTGTCTCGGTGTCGGTGAACTGATTTATACCAATGGTGATATCCGGGTTGGCAGTACGCCAGCTTCAACGCTGCCGGGATTCAGCATCAACTATTTTCCGCCCGGCGCGGATGTTTCCGGCGATGAGCGCAGCGAGAACTGGTTCAACTCGACAGAGGTGGGTGGAACTTCAAGCGGAACAGGGCTGGACATGGCCCAGACCTCGCCTGATTCCGACGATATTATCGCTGACAGCATGACGGTTTCTGGTGCATCCGTAACCTTTACAGGTCTTGATACGGATGATGGTGACGATGACGACGAGGATAATAATTCTCTCCCGGACAGCTGGGTAACGGGGACCATAGTTGAAATTAAGGCGCCGACAAATTATCTGATCTCCACCTCTTCTGGTTACAGTGTCTTTGCCAGCTCGTTGCTTACCGAACTTGTTCCCGTAGCGGGTATGCCGGTGACGCTGAGTTTCAACAGTGTCGATTATGACCTCGTCATTGCGTCCTATACCCCGGGTCAGGAGGCGGTGCCTGGCGAGGGTGGCAGTGCAGCAAAAATTCAGGCCAGTGCCGCTCCTGTTACCTACGACTTTTCGACCAGCTCCAGTACGTTCATGATCACATGGCAGGGCACCACCTATACGGTATCGCTGGTAGCGAACTACATCTCGATGTCGGGGCTGCTGGCGGCTATCACCGAGGGGCTCACTGGCTCCGGCCTGGTCGCACGGGACAACGGCGGTACCGTACTGATAACCGAGGCGGCCAGTCCGTTCGTTGGTGGGGCAATCACATCCTCCTCGCTGCCTGCAGCCGTTTTCGGTGATGCCCCGGTTTACACCTCCGGCACGGCATCAACCGGCGGCAGCCCGGCGGTAACGGCAAACGTGACGCTTGCGTATAACAGCATTACGGGAACCGCATTCTCGGGCATGCCTGAAGGTGTGCAACGGCTTTCACTTGCTCACCGCGGGAATGAGTACCAGATCGTCTCTGCCGACGGCACAACGGCAACAGTGGCGCGCCTGGTTAATGGGTTCGTTGATGAGCCGTGGCCAGGATTCACCGCCAGGACGATGATCGACTATGAGGCCACTGGTCTTAACGACACGCTGAGCTGGCTGGGGCCGTTCCTGGTGTGCCCTGAAAATGAGACCGTCGATATGTTCGAGGTGAATTTCTCTTTCCCGAACGGTATTTGCGGCTTTGACAGTAAGGGCAAAAAAAGGATTCGCCACGTTGAGTGGGAGATACAGTATCGCGTCTACGGTTCCGGATCGGGGTGGGTGAGTCACCAGGGCGAGTACGCGCTGAAAAACATCAACGGGTTAGGTTTCACTGAGCGGATCACCCTCAGTTCTCCGGGGCTGGTGGAAGTTCGCTGTCGTCGGCGCAATGAGCAGGGCTCAAACAACGCCAGGGATTCGATGTACTGGCAGGCACTGCGTGGGCGACTGCTGACACGTCCTTCATCCTATCCCGATGTGTCGCTGATGGCGGTGACCGTTGAGACGGGCGGGAAGCTGGCGGCTCAGTCGGACCGCCGCGTAAACGTTGTGGCAACGCGTTCCTATGACTCAGGAACGGCCAGAACCATTTCGGGGGCGCTGCTGCATGTCGGGAGCTCGCTGGGGCTGGAGATGGACGTCGATACCATCAACGCGCTGGAGTCCGCGTACTGGACGCCACGGGGCGAAAATTTCGATTTCGCCACCGGCGACAGTATCTCGGCGCTGGAAATGTTGCAGATGATAGCCAGTGCCGGGAAATCCCGCTTCCTGTTAAGCGATGGTCTTGCGACGGTCAACCGCGAGGGGATTAAGCCCTGGACGGGGATCATAACGCCGCATGAGATGGTGGAGGAGCTGCAGAGCGGATTTACCGTGCCGTCCGACGATGATTTTGATGGTGTCGACGTGACGTACATCAACGGCGTCACTTGGGCAGAGGAGACTGTTAAATGTCGGACACCCGATAATCCCACGCCGGTGAAAATCGAGAACTACAAACTCGATGGGGTGCTCAATCAGGATCACGCCTACCAGATCGGCATGCGTCGCCTGATGAAGTATCTTCAGCAGCGGGTTACATACCAGACCACCACCGAGCTGGATGCGCTCTGCTACAACACAGGCGATCGCATCGTGCTCACGGATGATATTCCGGGGAACAACACGATTTCCTGTCTGGTGGAGGCGATGACAACGGCTGGTGGCGTGACAACCATCACCGTTACGGAGCCGCTGGACTGGTCTTTCGAAAACCCCCGTGCGCTGATCCGCTATCAGGATGGCTCTGCATCCGGTCTGATGGTGGCGAGCAGGGTGGGGGATTATCAGTTGTCCGTTCCCCATCTGAGTGATTTTGATGACCCATTGAAGATTGACCAGACTTCACCAGCCATTGAGCCAGTCCGACTGGTGTTCTGCGGCTCAACGCGTCATGTCTATGACGCCATTGTTGAGGAGATTGCCCCTCAATCAGAC